AGTTGAAGTGTTCTGCAGGATTCCTTCTGGCTCGGCAGTTCCTGAACCGTTGATGAGTTTGTCACCAAGAGTTGCACCAATTCGGATTCCAAGTTCGCGACCCAAGTACGGAGCGAGATCAAACTGTGAATCAAAAATCAGTTCATGAGAAACCTGTAGAAGGTTTCCAACTTTGTATGAACCAAGCGTGACCGATGAGAATGTCGAATCCGATTCCGTGAACGCGCTTCCTTCAGAAACGATTGAGGCCGTTCCGTAGGCAGACAATGTAGGAATTTTGATTGGGTTTCCACTTGAACTTGTAGTCAGTGTGCGAGGGTTTGAAGCCAACACGCCTGAAGTCTGAACCATTCGCATGATTAGTTCATTGAAAATTTGTGTCGGAACAGTTGAAACATTTGAGGTCAGCAAATCGCGGAACTCAGTTGAAGCACTGAACGAACGTCGATCAGCGATCTTTTGAAGTTGCTCACCAACTGGGAGAGCGAAACGCGCTGGACGACCTTCTTTGATCGCGCGCCATTCCGGGGTGAAATGCCCAGTTGAAATGTCTGTGCGATGCAACTCTTGTGCGATGCGATCACGGTTCTCGCGTGAACGAGTAATCCGAACTGAAGTCTCTTTGATCTGTTCAGCAAGCGAGTTATATTCCGCTTCCTCAACACTGTTCAAATTCCGTTTTGATTCGATCGCTGGATTGAGAATGTGTTCAGCCTGACGGAGCAGACCTCGCTTGTGATCCTCAAGTTTTTCGGTCGCTCCGCAACGAGTGAGATCGTCTGCGGATTGATCGCCAACCCAAAAATCGTTTCTATCTAATTTCTCTTGATATGACATGAAGTTTTACCTTTGTTTGAGCGCATGCAGCGCGTGTTTGAATTACGCAGGATTATTTGCAGGACTTCACTGGTGGCACCACGCGAGTGAACAAAAGTTGAGGAGGCTCCTCGCTTCAACTAACTAAAGATTAGCACGACTAGTTTCAGCGCGTTTTTTCCAATTTTGTAAAAGGTCAGTCGCTGAAGTGTCCACCATGATTCCAAGTTGCTTTCGATCACCTGGACTGAAACACAAAGCACCAAGCCAAGAAACAGTCGCTGCTTTCAAGTTTCGCAAATCACCAACTGCTGGATGAGCGAGAATGTGTCCTTGTGGCGTGTTGTAATAGCGACCGTTCTTTTCAAGCTCTTTCTCGATCTTTGCGATTTGATCCTGTGTCACGCACACCATCTCAACTAAAAGATGATCCATCGTTGGTGAGAGAAATCTTTTTCCTCCATCCCAAATTGCTGTCCACCATCGCGCGCCAACATCGCCAAGAGAATCTGGAATCGCTGGAGGTGCTGGAGGATTGACGTCAGCAGGAAGCACAGAGGGTTTCCGCTTCGCTCCGCGCTTCACTCCAGTTGGCTGGACGGTCATTGGGGAACCCCTGAGAAGTTAGGGGTGCATGCGAATCGCGAGCACTGCGCGGGTAGTCCTGCATCAGGCGTTTCCCAGTTGCTTGGTGCCCCCCAGAGTGCCAGTGGGGGGGTCATGCGCTCATCCTCTCCGCTAGTTCGTCCGCTTCGCATTGGGCTTCGCAGTAGTTCGCTGTGGCTTGCTTCGCTAGATCCTCAATGATCGCTCCAACTGTGGCTGATGCTTCGGCTGAGTTGGCTAGGTCTGCGAGGTAGCGCAGATAGACCGCTGTCCAGTAGAGATCGCGTGGTGTTGCGTTGAGGGTTTGTGTGTCGTTCATTGTTGCTCCGTGTTGGTGATGATGGGGTCGATGTTGTGTCGGACATGTCGGACGGAATGTCCGACAGCGCTCAAACTGTTTTGATGTTTTTGTAACCGTGATGTAACTGAGTTTGTTTCAGAATGTATAAGTAAGTGATTTATCTGACTTAGATGTCTGAACTTTTGCGGACAGTGAGAGAGCGTGTCGGACGCGTCCGACAATGTCCGACAAATCATTTGTTCTCGCATCATGCGAACTCAATCCCTTTCACAAAGAGATCACCTTCAGCCTTTATCCAGCCTTGATCTAAAGCGGCCTGAATGATCTCATCAGACGAAACGATGTGAAGGTCACGAGATGCGATTGAACGCGTGATGTCACGTTTCGTTTGTGCTGTTGGGTAGCGCTGATGAACAAACTTCGACGCTGTCTTTGCTGTGCGTTCCAGAGTTGATTTGTGTTTGGCGCTGTCGGTTTGAATCTCTCTGTCAATGTGGCGAGTGATTGACGCTTTCGCTTTGGTCTCATGTTTTGTTTGATTGATGTTCGCGCAATATCTCCAAACATTGGCTGAAGTGTCAGCAAGGATTCCGGCAAGATCCCAGTCCTCGCGTGTGATGTTCATCCGTGAGTCAAGGATTGCGAGCAGTGCTGCGATTTTCATCATGAGCAAATCACGATGAGATTCTGTTTCGTCTAACTGTTTGATCGTTCCAGAAACTTTTCCTGATTGTTTGATCTCTAGCTCATCCAAAATGCTTTGATCGATGTCCAGCGTTTGTTCTGTGATGATGTTGTTTCGGTCTGGTCTGTATAGCGGACGATCCCATTTCAAAGGCTCTAAAGGCTTCCTATCGCTTACTTTTCCAACGGTTAGTGACGGATCAACGGAGTTCACCCAATAGAAACGCTGTGGAGTTCCTGCGTTCTGTTGAGTGAGTAGATGCTCTGTGAGTTCGGGTTGAAACGCGATGATGAGACTGGAACGATATTTGTGTGCTGGGAGGATTCGTTTCGTTTCTTGTGATGCGTTGGACTGTCCGAGTGTCTGACCTACCCAAGCGGAACGGATGGTCGCTGGAAGTGTTGAGCCTTTGCGATCTCCAAGTGCTGCGAATTGTTCGCCTTCATCCAGTTTGAACAGGACTGCATCCCGTGTTTGTGTTCGCTCCAGTCGTGGTTTCTTTTTCCCTTCGTCTTGAAACTCCATAGTCCCCAGGAACGCTTCAATGAATCCCTCGCCAGATCCGATTGGAGCGTCAAAGATGATGCGCTCATTGTTCGGATTCGGGATGAGTTGCTCGGCTGTGTCTTGGGCTGACGATTTCGAGAGACCGCTATATCCGATTATCGCTGTGAAAAAGTTGAATGATCCTCCAGCTCTTGCAGCAAAGTTTGGAATCCTTATTGTCGGATGAATCAGTGTTGCCACTCTTGCAAGCACACATCCGAACACCATGTCGGCTGATGCGATTGAGCGATGAGATGCTGATCTGATTTCTTGAAAGATTGGTCTCGCGTTCCAAAAAGTTTCTGGGATGCTGACTGAGGTTTCAAGTTTTGTTGCTTTGACGGTTGGAGGGTTTTCTGCAACTTTGTTACGAGCACTTGTGACGATTTTCTCGGCTTCGTGTATCGCCTGAGCAAATGTTCGTGATCCGTCTGTTGTGACGTCTTTGAAAAACTGTTCTGAGATCAACTTCAAATCTCGTTCTAGTTCAGCAATTTTTGTTCTGTCCGTCTGGAATATGTAGCGACGATTCTCGATCACCATCGCTTCAGAGACCAACTGGCTATGCCGACCGCGTTCAAGTTTGCCTGCGTTGTATGACGCCAAAGTTCCTGAAGCGCTTTTCAGAAACTCATCTGAGGTTCGTTGAATCGTGCTTGTATGAAGTGATGCAGGGTTGAGGAATTGTTCGCCAACATTCCAGATCAGTTCGTGTTCTGATCCTTTGCGATGTGACGGAATGAAATAAAACCTCGCAGCATCTTTGCATGATTTATCAATCTTGATTCCAACACCAAACCAATTCCGGCAACGCTCCCAAATCTCAGGCCATGCTTCAGCCTTGACCAACTCAGTGAATGGGAAAATGATTCGCCAATGAGGATTCGTTGAAGTGTGACTGTGTGTCGTGTAGGCGAAATAGTGCAAGTGTTGAAAACGGACGCGCATTTCATGAGTGAACTCTTGACCGTCAAGGTCTGCGACCCAAGCCGACAATGCGATGACGTCAGCATTTTTTCGTGAACCGAGTTCTTTCAAAACATGTGGAGCGAACAGGGGAGCAGATTCTTTGCTGTCGGTTTCCCGATGACGGTTCATCCACTGGGCTACGGAGTCCCAATCCTCAAACGGTTTTGGATCAACTTCAGTGAGACTTTCATATCGACTGAACATGACGATCAATCCCCAAACCCTGTTGAAGGGGAGATCTCGAATCGTGTTTCCAAATCTATGAATACATCTCCAGCAGTAAGCCTGTGAGAGCAAGTCGGAAGGGTGCAAGTAGGCATAGTGAGTAGCGCTTTCAGAGCATCCGTTGTTATTGGAAACGGTCGTCCTCCATATTTCAGGAATGAAATCTCGATGAAGTCCTGAACATTTCTGATGATTTCATCTGTCGTGTTCATGCTGTGATCTCTTTCTTTTTGCGAGA